TTCCATTTTCCTGTGCTGGAATCATACTCTAGAACCTTACCATCAACCATTGCAGAGGATATATCCACATCCTCTAAGTCCTCAATACGAACAGCACCACCACCACCTAGAACAGATAGTTGCTGCTGAACTCTATTAACAAATATTCTATAATGGTCTGAAAGATCCTGTAGAGTAACAAATTTTTGATCTAAAGGTGTTAAAGGATCTGAATTCTTTGCACTAGGAATAATGTTTAAAAGACCTTCAGTAGTAATATTCTTATCAACTTCATCAAGGTTATATTGTAATCCTTCTATCTTTGTTAAAAGTTTTTGATTATCCTCGGATAAATTATTAACTTCTTCTAAATATTTTTCTTGATCAGGGATCTTTAAAGATGCAATTCTATAAAGAAGTTCTTTAACCTCAGTATTTAAACCTTTAATTTCCTCATCATAAGATCTAACTTCTACCTTCTCTTCTTTTCTAAGTTTAATTAAATCCTTGACAGTAGGAATAGACCTAGAAACAGAATCAACTTTTTCCTGAAGTCTTTTTATCTCCTCATCATAAGATTTAACTTCTGGAGGATTAACTATATTTTCTTCCTTTATTTCTTCTTCCTTAATTATTTCAGCGACTACTTCTCTATCTTCACCAAAATATTCTTTTGGAGCAGCAAATTTCTTATTTTTTAACTTCGCCTCCTCCTCTATTTTCTTTTGAGCTACTTCTTTTTTAAAAAGATCTTTTTTTTGCTGCTCAAAAAAATCGGAGGGATTTTTTAGTGACACTACTATAATTACTCCGAGGGTCCATTATTTAAGTATTTATCACGCCCACGCATCCCCCTCATCACCATATAATTGCACATTAACAACAGTTCCAACTCCCGTTCCTCCAATATAATCTGCAGGTTTAGTTATTTCTACAACAAATTTTTCTCTATCAGTCATAATTACTGGATATGAGGGCAAATCCCACATATATGTTTCATTTGGAGCAAGATCTTTTCTCAGCAATCTATAAGCAGTTTTTCCAACACCTTCTACTTCCTCAAAATGTGGGTAAATATAAACAGAGCATGTTGCAGATCCTAAACCAGCATAAGAGGTTGCAGCACCATCTGCTCTTCCTGCATGATGGAATAAAGCAGTTCTTACATATGTAGTAGTCGCAATACCCACTACTCCACCAGCAGTTTCAGTTACACCAATAGTAAGAATTCCAACAGTATTGATACCTGTAATAGATACAATTTGGGATAGTTTATTTTGCTTTGCCATTTTCGCTCTTAATTAATTTTGCCAAATCAGCAGTAGAACCTACAAACAGTGCATTATTTACTGTAGTTGGACCTTTCTTCTCCTCTTCAGCATTAACATCTTTTAGTTTCTTCTGAAGATCCATCAATTTGTCAGTAGCATCAGAAACACTCTTAATTAACTGACCAGCAACTTCATATGCTCTTGGCATATCACTATCTTGAGCAACCTCAAGAATACCGTTAATTGCTTCTTGACCTTTCTCTATTATACTATAAAGATTACCTCTTGTATATTCATAATCTTTTTCTACGTCAGTTTGAGTAATTCTGTCAGGTTTTTTTAAACCACCAGGAGTAACATCAGTAAGTTGATCTTGTCTAGTAGCACATCCCCCTTCTGGAGTATTGAGTACTTCAACTTCAGGAGTTAGATTAAAAGTTTTATCTAACTTAGTGTATTCTTTAGTCATAGTCATGTAAAGGATCCATCAAATCCAAAATCATCACCCAATTCAATATATGGAGTATCAGCACTAGTGATTGCTTTGAGTTGTTCTCCTCTTAAATGAGATGCTTGTGTAGTATTGTCTTTTGCTCTTTCAACAACTATAGAATTACCACTAATCTTCTTAACATATATTTCTTCAGTACCTATAGAGTAGTAACTGGATGTTGATAATGCTGTTCCATCTTCCACCGTAATAGTAAGATCGGAAAGACCCATATCTTCGGATAGAGATGTAGCAACATCTCCAGTATAATCCTTGACTGCTCTTGGAACAACAGAGTATGTAACATCTCTTTCGACACTCTTGGATCCACCTGCAATATAATTGATAGCAGTCTTTCTGATAATATCCTTGGTTGCAGTCTGAACAGGACCAAATAGGTATGTCTTAGCAGTAAATCTTAGAGTATAAAGAAGAACTCTTCTTTGAGTGAAATCTCCTTCATAATCATCTTGCATTGTTATATTTTCTAGAATAACAGGAATATCTCTTTTCTCTTTAATAGACTCAACTAATTCTACGGTTATATTATATGCTGGTTGGAAATATGGTAAAATCTGTTCTACAATTTGTAATGCATCATCATTTAATTTCGACATAATAGCAACTTCAAATTGCATATTATATGGAACAGGCATATATGATTTCTTTGTCTCAGAACCAGTATCTGGATCCTTTACAATAAAATTTGATGTAGTTGTAACTTTCCTTGTAGGATCATAAGTCATTCCTGTAAACTCAAAAGACATCCTTGGCAAAGTAATTGCTGTGGATTTATTGAGATCAGGTGACTGTTCCAACCTTGCAAGGAATTTCTGAGTTGGACCATAAGCCAAAGGAACTCTAAGAACACTTACAGCATTATCCGAAGAATCTGTGTGTTGGATAGATATACCATTAAATAAAGAACCAAATGAAATTATGGTTCTTCTCAAAATTTCGTTATAAAAATATTCAAACATTGTTAGAGTCCTAGTATCTTATATTTATGGCATTCCGAATGGGTTCTGTTCGGTAAAGTCAATAATAGCATCTGCTTCAGTCTCAATATCGACATTATCAGCAAATCCATCATCTTGTGGTTCAATATCACTGAGTCTAATTACACGGGAAGCACCAGATGTTCCTCCAGTTAAAGTTTCACCAACAGTGAATGTTCCAGTAACACTATTTACCTCTAATAGATTTGTGGAAGAATCCCAAGTTCTTACTCTTGCAGTAGTTCCACTAGTACCTCCAGTTACAGTCTCGTTAAAGACAAAATTACCTACAGAATCCATTGAAGGAGTGGAGAATGTTGCATATAGATTCGTACCATCACCAGCAGTATAACCAGCACCAGCATTTGTATACCAAACATCAGTTACAGCACCAGCAGCATTGATAATAGCAACGGCAGTAGCAGTTGTACCAATACCTGTTTTAGTAACAGCAAGTGGTGTAGGTAATGTGACTGTAGGTGCAGTAGTAAATCCACCACCACTAGCAGTAACAGTTACAATACCTAATGTACCATCAGCAGCAAATGCAGTACCTGCAGCACCAGTACCAGTATTGCTAGTAAATGCTATTCCTGGATATGTTGTTGTAGCATATCCAGCACCTGGATTTACAATCCTAACTGCCTGAACTGATTTTGCTTTCTCATTTACATTGAGATTACAGTACTGAATTCCACCAATCATATATGAAGTTAATATACCTGTAACTCCACCAGATGGTGCAGATGATATCCCCACAGATGGTGGAGTTATGTAACCTCCACCCCTATTAGTGACATTGATATAGTGTATACCACCTGAAGTTATGATACCAGTGTATGCTGCTGCTGTAACGCCCGTACCGACCATTGTAAGCGTCTGTGAGGGTCCTAAAATGGTTGAGATACCATCTTCACTAGTTCCGTCTGTTTCGTCTCCTACAAGCTCATTATCGATCTCATCAATACCTGTATCAATAACCTCATCTTCGTAACGGAAGAGTTCACATCTAAGTTCATAAACATAATTCTTTTGTAGTTGGTAGAATGGTTTTTCGTGCTCTACAAACTTAATTTCAAATAAACGATCTCCTAATGGGAAGTATATTAAATCTCCCTCTTTAGGTCTAGTTGATAATTTTACATTATCCTCATTCTTCATTAAAGGTGAAATATAATCTTCAAATCTCTCTCTAGAAATAATTAAAGTTAATTCATTCGTTGCCTGAATACCAAACTTTGATAATAAAACAGGATTCTGTCCATATCCATCAAAATTCTCTACATATGCCTCTATAGGGTATGCATCATCGAATTGAGATCTAATAACCTCTTTCATTATAGATGCTTCAGTCATGTATTTGCGAGGTAAATAATGCACCTCAACACCATACATTCTTAACTGTTCATTGATTAGATC